AGTATTGACAACGCTCAGAAAACGAGATTTATTAGTGTTAACTTAAAGTTTGATCTTAAATGTTGGGGTAAGTGGGCTGAAGAGAATAAGCTAGATGGTCGTTGTATTAACTTCTTATTGATGCATCCAGAACTAGTAACTAAAGAAATTAACAGTAGAAGTGTTAGTATGTTCTTTAATAGTATTAGTTCAATTAAAACATTCGAAGACCAATTACCATTAATTCAAATGATTGGAGAAGGTAGTGTTGGTTCTGAATTTAGTACTTTATTTACTATGTTCATTAATAATAAATTGGATAAGATGATTTCACCTGAAAATATCTTGTCACAAGATGAACAGTATGTAATGAACACACTTAAGAGTCTAGTTGGTAAAGATAAAGAATATAGAGCTGATATCGCATCAACATTAGGTACAAGGGTATCTAACTATTTAGAGTTTTTCTCAAAAGAAAATACTGTTGAGAAATCACTTATTGAACGTATCAGTAAGATTGTTACCGAGAAAATATTTGCTACAGATGTTTGTTATAATATGGTTAAGTCAATTTATAACAGTAATCCAAGTAAATTTAAGTTAATGATGTTGAATAAAGAATTAGTGAAATATATAACTAAATAATATGGCAGACCTAAAACGTATAACAAATGAACAAGCACACTTTTATAAGTTGTTAGACTCAGATAAGTTATCGCCAGAAGAAGTTTGCAGAAAATCAGTTGCCTTTACTTTAACTCCTGATCCGGCTAGTCCGGGTTGGGAGTTTGTTCATTACTATCAAGATTCACCTATTGATCAAAGTGGTGATTTAGTTCCCACCGAGTATGTTTATGTACTTGTGAACAAGTCAATGCCCGATATGGTTAAAATAGGAATGACAGTACGTGATGTAGAAGAACGAGCAAAAGAAATTTCAGGTGCAACAGGTGTACCTACACCTTGGATTCCCGTGTTTTCATTTAAATGTTTTAATTCATATAAATTAGAACAGGAACTTCATGAACATTTGGACGCGGTTCGAGTTGCGGGCAATAGAGAAATGTTTTATATGCACTCTCGCGACGCCATATCCACAGTAAAAAAATTAGGCGATAAATATACCTTACCCCCACTTTAAACGGTTATCTTCTATGGTTCATATATATTTATATAACACAATTTACCCCGTTAAATCCCCGGTAAAGGCCGTTGGAGATATTTGGATGACCGCTATAAGAAAGCTTGGAATCCCAGAGATTTTTCCATATTTTTTACAAGCACTAATAAATAATTAGTTACTTATGAGTAATGAGAATAAGAAAGTAGGAATAAGAGTATTGACATTGAGTGGATGTGATTATTGCGATTGGTTGAAAAGTGAATTGAACGGTTGCGGAATAACCTATGATAACATTGATGCTGATCAATTTTCTGATTTTGCTGATCAAATAGAGGAGAAGTTCAAAACAGAATCATACCCAATTGTATTCATTGAATCAAACAATAATATAATCACTATTGTACCTGAGACGAAGTTGGAAGCATCAGATACTTTACGTACATTCGATACAATACCTCAGTTAGTAGGTATTATAAAACAATATATATGAGATATAAAGAACCAGTTGAGCGTAAATTAGATCAACTTGAAAACATGTTAAATGGATTTGGAGCTCAATTTTCAAACCCTAAATTCACAGCGTTATTAGCTAAAGAAATGCTTAGTGCTTTAAAAGACAAAGTTGAAGAAATTAGAACATTAATTAACGCCGAAACACAAAACTAAATAAAAGTTATGTTAACTCCAGAACAAATTAAAGACAATTGGGATAAATTTCTAGGATATATTGACACTTATATCTCAGGTGATCGAGGCAAAAAACTTAAAGACTTCTATCTTAAATATGAGGAGCGTTTCGTTATGATGCCGGCGTCGCATAAGAGTCAATATCATAACTGTTTCCCAGGTGGTTATATTGACCACGTAAATCGAGTAATTGAAGCTGCTCTTAAACTAGACCAAGTATGGCGTGAGTTTGGAATGGTAGATACTTACACAACTGAGGAACTAGTATTCTCAGCTATTAATCATGATCTAGGTAAGTTTGGAGATGAACAAAACGCTTCATATATCGAACAGACAGATCAATGGAGACGAGATAAATTAAATGAGACTTATATGTTCAACGATCGTCTAGAATATATGACTGTTCCTGATCGTGGTTTATATTTGTTAATGAGTAATGGTATTGAGTATACTAAAAATGAATTCTTAGCTATCAGAACACATGATGGTTTATATGAGGAATCAAATAAAGCTTATTTAATGGGCTTTACACCTGAAACTAAACCTCGTACTTCTATTATGTATGTTGTTCATCAAGCGGATTTATTAGCTGCTAGAATTGAATTTGAAGTAGAATGGTTACCAAAACTATTAGGACCAAAACAAGAAGCACCTAAAAAAGAAAATAACTTTAAATTAAATAAAAACAATTCAGCTGTGAAGCAGAAAGCCCTTAAAACAATGGCTAATCCCGCTTTAGCTGAGCTAATGAAAAATATATGATACTAGGACTTATTTCAATCGGATTGTGGGTAGCCACTATAGTTGGATACATCATTTGGAACTTGAATACTAAAGTAGTTAAACTAGAACAGATAGCGGCTAAGCAAAAAATTATTATTGATAGTGTAGCAGCCATAGTTGAAGAATCAAATAAACAACTTCATCAAGTTGATTTAACTGAAGCGTTTAAAGCAGATGATCAGATTGGTTTCTTCTTCCGTAACTTACAAAACATTCAAGATTCGTTAAGTCATTATTTAAAAAGCTAAGATGAGTGAAGAAGTATTACTAACGAAGAAGGGGACTGTCCGTAAACGCAAACCAAAACAATCAATCAATTATTTCACTCAGGAAACTGAGAATGCTATCATTGAGTATTTGAAATTAAGAAGTCCTAAAAAACGAAATAAACTTTTCAATGAAAAAATCAATTATGCGTTTCATAAGTTGGCTGAGAATATCATTCACACTTTTAAGTTTTACTATACTGAAGTAGATACAATCCCTGAACTCCAACATGAGGTAGTAGCATTTCTACTTGAGAAACTACACCTATATGATCAGTCAAAAGGTAAAGCGTATTCTTATTTTGGTACAATTGCTAAACGTTATTTAATTTTATATAACAATGCAAACTACAAGAAACTAAAAGATAAAGCACCAGTTGACGCTATTGATGAAGATAAGACAATTTTAATTGATTTAGTAAACATTAGTGAAGCAGCTCATGATATTGAACCTGTTTCATTTTTAAAACAATTTACTAAATACATTGACCATAATATATTTGTTTTATTCCCTAAACAACGTGATGCTCAAATAGCAGATGCTATTGTTGAGTTATTTCGTAAAAGTGAAAATATTGACGTTTTTAATAAAAAAGCCTTATACATTTATATCAAAGAAATGACTGAGGCATCAACACCTCAAATAACAAAAATAATTAAACGTCTAAAAGTAATATATGTTCGTAAGTATAATGAATTTTATAAACACGGGCGTATTACTATGGCGTTATAACTCCTTACATCTTCCATATTTATATTAAACAGGAATGATGGATTTTAATCAAGTTATATTTAAGGACAAAACCTTTTCAAGCTTACTCGAAGATATATATAAAAACGCGTCTCGTAAGGAAAAGGAAATTAAATCATTAATCGACCAGCTCAAACCAATGATTCAAGAGCCGGGTGACGCAATGATGCTTGTTCCATTACTTAAAGAGTATATGGAAATAGCTGTTAAGAACGATGACGCTTTAATTAAAATGGCAGGTATTGTTCAACGTGCTATGTCTGCTGGACCTGGTGATGGTGGTGATGGAAGTATATTAAGTGAGCGTGATAAAGAATTATTGTTCCAAGAAATTAGTGGTGTTAAAATTGAAGAGCCTAAACAACTAAGTAATGGGAGCTGAGAATGTCATAATAACAGGTAACCAAGCAGCTAATAACAGCCAATATTCTGGAGGCAGAGGTGGTGGTAGTCCTATTAAACCTAAAGAGATTCAATATGGAAGAGTCACTGCTATTAATCCTGATAGATCTATTCAGTATGAATTGATACGTAATAATTTAAAAATATCTAAACTTATTTTTAATAATGCTGTTGTTGGAACAGCTTATAATTTCAATCCTAATTTTACTCGTTTACCTGAAGTAGGTGAGATAGTACCATTAATTGAAGGTCCAAATAATCATATTGGTGATTTATCTAGACAATATGATAGAGTAACATATTATATTATTGGTCCAATTGCTATTCAAAACACAGTTGATGATAATAAGGTACCACAAGATAATCCTCCATTACCTACAGACTCAGTAGCTAATTATAGAATGAATGAAATGGGATTTGTCAGACCACAACCTGGTCAGGTAGTCCCTTCTACTACACCAACCCCCACACCTGATCCAACACCAACACCTTCTCTAACACCTACACCTACACCAACACCAACACCTACATTAGATCCTAGAGGAACATTTAAAGAAAATTACACTAATAGAGCAGGACAAGAATTTGAACTCTATTGGAGACGAAGTGGATTTGGTATAGAAACATCTGCTTATAGAAGAGGTACTAATAACGCTGTCGCATCAAATAAATTAAACGCTGATGCTTCAAATCAACAACAAATAATTAATTTAACAGCTAAC